TAACTATTAATTATTTCAGATTGCACAAAGGCTGTCGTAGCAATTTGTGTGGTATTTGTGCCAGCGCTCGCCGTCGTTGATAGCGGAGTCCCTGTAAAGGTAGGACTGCTAAACATCGTGCCCTTGCTTTCATTTGTGACAGCGCCCAGTCCTACCATAGTTGCTGTAATACCAGCTACAGTTCCAGTAAATGTTGGACTTGCGAGGTTCGCTTTTAAGTTTAATGCTGTTTGCGTTGCAGTTGAAACAGGTTTGCTTGCATCACTTGTATTGTCTACATTGCTGAGCCCAACCATAGTGGCGGTAATACCAGACACCGTTCCAGTGAATGTAGGAGACTCACGGGGCGCTTTAGAGTTTAACTGTGTTTGAACGCTAGACGTTATTCCACTGAGGTAACCTATTTCTGTACTAGTTAGACCGCCAAAAGTAAAACCATCAAGTTGAGATTGTATATTATCTCTCAATCCTGACAAAAAGCTTATTTCAGTACCAGTCACACTGCCAATAGTCGTAGTGGCTGGCAGTGTGACATTACCAGTAAATGTGGGGTTTGTTTGAATCTTGGCACTGCTCAATGCACCATCACTAAGTCCGTCAAACAATGAATCTGCAAGATCACCTATAGATATAATTGCATTACTGCCATTTTCTGACATAAGTGGGTTAGAGGCGTCAATAATTGGTACAGAATCATTTGCTGCCGCCGCAGTTACAACTTCTAATTGTGAAAATTTAATATCTGGCATATCTATTATTTATATTGTTATTGTTATTGCTGCACTTGTAACTAATATTGGACCATCATTGTTACCACGTCGTATTGAAATTGTAAATGTAACAGGTAATTCAGGATTTGTGTCTAAAATTGGTATAAATCTAAAATATCCAGAATTGTTTTTAACTACAAAACTTCCACCAGTTGATAAAATATTATTTCCGTCTACAGTATAATATAATTCTGTATTGTCTCGTATAAATGCAGTGTTAATATAGAATCGTATAGATTGTCCTGCAATCAGCGTAGACTTATTTGACGTGATTGACGCGGATTGTATATGTGTTTGTCCCTCGGTCTTAAACACACTTTCTTCGTTTTCAGTTATAAATGTATTATCATCTTGACTTTCAAATGGATATCTATATATCAATGCCTCTTTGTCTTCAAGAGTACTATTCATATAGGTTTCCATAGTTATATCAAAAGATTCGACGACTGCTTCATCATATTCTGGGTCCGTGTCTTCATATGTTGGGTCAAGTTGAATTAATTCACTATAAAACCATGGATAGTATGAAAGATCGAGTACTTTAAATGTTATAAAACTTGATATATTACTAAACAGTCGATCAGCATTTGGTGTGTATGGCGCACTTGCCTGAGCAATAGTCTTGTGTGAAAAGCCAGAGACTAGTTCGTTTGGATCAAAGAATTTTATCCAACGTTGATAGTCTTCATAGACTACCTTGTCTCTGTAATTGGCATTAATTGCAAATATGCGAAGGGCAAGTTGAACCATACGTACTAGAGACTCCGGCGCGTTGCGATCTAGCAGTCTTGTAAGTATAATTGTTAGAAGTCTTTCGTTTGCTGTCAACCAACCTGGTTGACTACGAGGGCTATGATAGCCGAGTACTGGAGGATGATATGCATTTAGCCATAAATAACTTTCCTGCGGTTTGCGAACGACATAGTCAATAATATCGTACCATTCACTACGAGCAATAAATTCAAATATTATAGCACTAAATAGTTTTAACCCAGAAGGGTGTACAAACCGCAAATAATCATCACCCCACTCATCATATGGTAACTCACTTTTGATTTCATATGAATAATTTTGCCAATAATAACCGTCATGCAACTTATATAGATTAGAAGCAAATGATTTGTTATCAGAATATGTCCATACATCTTCATCACTTGGAATTACACTCCATAGAATTGGATCCAGGTCTTCACAGCGATAAATTGTTGGGGTTGGATCATCTTCTAATGAATGTATAAGGTCACCAATTTTAGATGTATATTCTGGGCTTGCCGTTACGCTAAATATATGAGCATACTCGACATTTGAAGTGTCACCTACATATGTTGAGCCACCCGCTTCTTCTGTGACAATACCATTGTCTTCAGGAGGCAGTCCTTTTTGAGTTAATATATAATTTGCCGTGCCCTCTTCAGTCTCTAAACCAAAAACTGAAATGTCTATACTATCATCACCAAGAGTAATTATTTTTTCAGTAATTATTTCGTTGTTTGTAATAGACTCATCAACTAAAACTTTACCAGACTCATCAAGTATTTCTTCTGTGTCTGTAGATGGAACTATGGGAGTTATAGTTAACCTACTATACTCTATATTTTGTGTGTCTATTGTACCATCATTTTCGGTATATTCAATGTTGCGCGCAAAGACGTCCCAAGTTGCTTCATCTGGCCAAGGCGTGTCATTTGTGCTATATAACTCAAATTCATCCTTATAGCGATAGACCCAACGATAAACAGGATCTGCTCCTTCAGTGGCAACATTAACTTTTTGTATATATGGCAGATTAAATGACTTTTCTACTCTGCCATAAGTCCAAAGATCTTCTGAAAAAGCACTTAACGTAACAGTATACGGTCCGGGATTTGAACTTGGAAATGGTCCAATCCTATAGTCAGAAACTACTAATAGTGTATTTTTATTTGGGTTTGTGCGTGATGTACGTAATGATGGTATGTCAATTGGGGCCCAACGACCGCTGCCGCCTGACAAGTCAAATAGGTAATTTTTAGGGTAAAATATGCTTACAATTTCGTCAAAGAAAAGTTTGAAAAATGTGTGTATGCTGTCTTCCGAACCGCGTGTATGATAATATTGTATAATAACGCGATAGAGAGTGACTTTATCAAGCACACGAGAATTTGGAATATTGCGTGCAATTAGGCTTTGTATTTGGGTTAGATATTTATCGGATACAATATCAATATCTTTTTCGCGAGTAATGGCAGCAATTTCATTTGACGGCAAACCAGTACGATTTAGGTGCTCATAATAGCGCTCAATAAAATTGATAAGATTGCTCGCAGACTCTTTTAAAGAATCTGGATACAAACTTTCGGTTTGTATTGATTCTATATTACGCGGGCGCGAATTTGCTATACTTAAAAGCATACTTAACGGTCTCTACTAAATGTATTATATTGCACTGAACGATTTGAACCACCAACGGCAATTAGGTCAACTTCGCCATAAACATTTAGGCGTGTTGTATCAATGCGCATAAGTTGATTGCGTTTAGGCGCAAGGTCATTTGATAGTGGTATTACGTCTATTATCATTGTGGTGTCAGTGTCAGCGAGTAGCGGTTCTATTTCCATTATTCCTGTACTCAGTGTAAGCGTACCAACATTTTTATTACGAATAATTGGTTTATCATTGGCATCATAATAATAGACATACAGCAAGCGTATGTCAGACAGTGTTGGATGTGCTTCCTCACCAATATAATATGTAACTCCATCATAATCCCAACCAGTAGAATTTACAATGGCAATATTATCATCAACTGTTAATGATGTGCCAAATTTTATTGTTATTTTTTGTGGTTGCCCACTAACTAACGTAAAACTTTTAGAGATAAACACTCGTATAAGTGAATTTAATATTGCAGGACTTGTTCCATCAACAGTCTTTGATAAAAATGAATGACGAAACACACCATCAAAAGATTCCAAATATTGACTATTAAATGCGCCTATACTTTCTTTAACCTTTGTTTCAAGTTGTGTTTTTGTGTGCGTAGTCAGGTTACGGTTATACTTAAAGAGTACATCAAGCACAATATCAACATATTCAGGATCAACTATTTCAGGAAATATTGAGAGTACTTTTTTATCACTTAAATATGTCAGCAATCCTTGTTTTTCATTTGGCATTAAAACTGATGAAGAATCCGATTTTTTTGCAGATATAAAAACTTTACCATATTGTGGCGGATCATTATCTTCGCCTCCCCACACAGCTACTGATTTTACATTTGTTAGATAACTGTGTACCAATGTTTTATAGTCATCAGCAGTTACTGCACGATTTTGTGAAACATATTGAAGTGGCGCGTTATATTTTATACTGCTAATAGACTCACGGTCTGACCCGCCAACTGCACTTGCAACTGTATTTAAACTAACTCGAGTTAGTTGAGTTGAATCAAAAAAATCAGAGTATGAAAAAATATTTGAAGAGTTTGCGCCAATACCATCAGTAACCAAATATGTTAACTCTAAAACGTTTAAGTTATCTGGTTTTTTGCCAAATATACCATTACCAAATGATATTACATAGTTGCCATTATAGTTTTCGTATAAGAAATAAATTGGTGTCGTGTCATCAACACTATTAATATCTGTAAATAAAGAATATACTTCGTTAATTTCTGACCGTCCAGTTTGATATACCGCTACTTTTAACGTGCTTGTATCAATATTTTTATCGTCTATAATATTCGTTATTACTTTGTGTAGAATTTATTTGAATTCTCTTTTTAATGAATGTACCTTGATATATGTCAATGTTATTTGCTACCAAGTCTCCACTAGAATTTTTTGTGCAGACAATATCATTTAAATTTGTAAATTTATAGGTTTGACTTTTTGAAAGGTCTGTTATATTTGATGAAAAAGTTGAACCCACTGGAAAAACATATTCATTTAATAATGTATTTCTTGGTGTTACAGTTACGTTTATTTGTGCCTTTGCAGAGGCATAACTGCGTGGGGTATATCCAATTAACTTTGCGGCAGACACCACGTTTTGTCGTAACTGTGCAGTATCAATAAAACTTTCATTGACTGCCATGTGCGCGAGTAATGCATTGTAATGTGTGTTATGCGAGAGCACATCAAGCAACATATTTAATCCAGACCCAGCATAATCCCAGTCTTTAAACGGACTGTCTCCAGCCTTGAAATATTCTATTAGATTAGCCTTGATTTGATCAAAATCTAATTCTGTAACATTTACTGATTGTGTAGGAATTTCCATTATCGTACTCGTGTTAAATATATTACAATTTCAGCAGTTGAATTGTATGATGCTTGAAAAGTTATGCCCACCCGATATGCATTTTGATCAGACTCGTCCACTACAGTCACTTCATAGTCGCTTATACGTGGTTCATAGAGGTCAATCATCTGTTCTATTTTTGCCTTTAGCTCATATTCTGTAAACATGTTTGCATTTTCAAACAGCAAAGCACGAATGTCCGAAGCAATTTCTGGTTGAAACAGCCGATCATATTGATTTGTTAGCAACAAATTTTTTAAACTTTGACGTATTGAATCAATATCAAGAATTGGACGTATGTCATTATAAATTGGGTGTATGGCAAAACTATTGTCTATATCGGAATATAAATTTTTTCTAGCCACATTCGATGACCTAGAATCATTATAGTCCGATAGCGTTTTACTCATATTTCTATTTATATAATTTATAATACGCGGTAAATTATACAAACATTATGATCTAATCAACGAACTGAGAGACGAACTGGCAGATGATATAAGTGATGAAATTCCACCAGTAGAAGAACCTGAACTTGAAGTGGTTGCTGATCCAGCTGCGGCAGCTTTTGCGTTTGCTGGATTGTTGCGTATCGCATCTACATTATTTTCCATTTCTGATTTTATTCTATTAACCCGATCATTATATTCTTTAATCGTCTCTTTTGACCAAAATGGATTTTTCTTAAGCATCTCTTTCGCACCAAAATTAAATTCATTTCTAAGTGCAGTTATGGAGAATCCAGTTTCACCCATTGCAAAACTTGTAATTGAACTTAATCCTGCAGTAACTCCGTCAATTGTATTTGCAATTGAACCAAGTCCGGCATTTAATGAGTCTACAGAAAAGCCTGAAGTTTTAGTTGTGCCACTCGTCGTTGCTGTCGTAGAGGTAGAGTCTGGATAGACACTTGATAATATGCTTGTGGCTTCACCCAATACATTATATACTGAACTTAATGCATCAGAAGTCGATCCATTTAAAAGACCAACCGGTGTTCCTGTTTCAGCAATACGGTCATGATAGTTGTATGCAAGTTCATGAACTGCGGTGAGCATTGAAACATATTCTTGTACGCCAACTGTATTGCCCTCATCAGACATTTTTTTAAGTTTATCAGTGTCTTTATTTAGAGCATCACGCAATTGAAATTGAAAAAAGTCATATTTTGCTTTTGCTTCACTTGGCTGTCGTGATGTAGCAGGAATAAACTTTGTAACTGCAGTTGGAGTTTTTGTGTTGTCTGCCTTTATAAGTGTAGCAATTGGATTTCCACTTATATCAAGATTACAAATATCAACAAGTCCGTTTGCGACATCCTTAACAAATTGACCGACATCACCAGTCATGCCTGGAAAACTTTCTTGTATCGCAGCAATTTGCTCATTTGCTAATTTGCCTAATGCATCATATGCACCGCTAGTTTCAAGTACCATATTTAATGCCGCCCATGGGTTTTCTTTAACAAACTCGATGAGCGCCATTATTTTTTTCACCATCTCTATCAACTCCATTATTGAAGTTAATAGTTTTATAATGCCTAACCCTGGTATATAACTTAAAACAAATGCTGCTATTTTAGCAGCTGCAAATATCATTAAACGTTGAGGTAAACTTTGCGCGCACTCTGCAAGCGTTTTTATTGTGCCCAAGCCCTGTATGTCAGCTTTGTCAAGTATTGTTAATATTCCAGTCTCAACAAATTCTTTTTTCGTCATCGCATTTGATGATGACGCATAACTTGAATTACTTAAACTGCTACTACTGCTTATTCCGCCTAAAGCTCCTTCATAAATATTTCCATTTCCAGTATCAGAAGTTGCTTCATTAAATATATCAACCTTTTCCTGATATTCTGCTGCTGCAGTCTCTGCCTCAATATTTGTTAAGTTGCGAATCGTATATGTACTTGTAGCACTGCCAACATAATTAAAATCAGTACATTCATATTCAATTGTATAGACTCCTATTTCAATTGGCGCTGAAAGAGGTGCAACTAGTTTTTCTCCAAAATATTTTACTCTAACTGGTATGTTTATTGGGTTATTTGGATCAGGAGATTCTATTAATTTTGGAATTGTTTCAAATTCTGGTCCTTTAGGATTTCCATCATACACTCGTTCATCTTCTAAAACCACTATTTCAAACGGGAGTGGTAATATAGTTAAATATTTACTGGGGTCTTTTAGCGATTCAACTTGTGATCTATAAGATTGGCCATACCAAGGTGGTATGTTTGTTGGAACTGGTTTATGATACTCCGTAGTAAACCACCCTTTGCACGTTGGATCGCCTTTTAGTGTAGTAACTATAGTATAGTCATAGCGACCTACATTTTTTGGTATACTTGATATGTAAGGTATTCCACTATCATGAGTTACCTGCATATCAACCTGAGAAAATGGTATTTGTATTAAATCTAAACCAAAGGCATTTTGATCAAATAGACCGCTCGCTAAATTAAAAAATCCACTATTAGATCTTATTTTTACAGTACCAGTTCCATTTGTAGTAAAATCAACTAGTGTGTTATTTAATGATAATTTAAATTCGCCTAAATCATAAGTAATAAGTCCACCGTCATCCGAAGGGATTAACACTACATCATATAATACATTAACTGTAAGTCCAGTAGTATTGTTTATTGTTGCAAATGAAATTTTATCTCCACTTTCAAATCCATGCATAGGGAGAATCACATTATTATTTACCGCATTAAATACAACCTCTTGTGTTATTTGATATACCCCGTTGACAAAATTTTGAGCATTAAAATCTGTGCCATTATATGTCACAGTGACTCCACCTGGGTTGCTACCATTATCATCATCGACGCTAAGGTATAAAAAGCTTAAATCTATTAGTGTTGACATATTATTATCCTATTCCTGGGGCAGTTGGGGCAGGTGCATTGCCAGTACCATCACCTAGATGCATGTGAGTAGCTAAACCAGTAGTTCCTCCTAAAGCGCGAACATCACCAGCAGCAATTAGTGCTCCGCCAAGTACATTTACAAGTGGTGTTGTCATATTTGTTACAGTTGAATACATCATAGTTGGTCCAAGTGATGTTAGAGTTAACATTGATACACCATCAATTGCTGCAGTCATGCCCCCAATTGTAGCTGCACCAGCTGGAGCGGTCATGCTTGCTCCAAGTAATGCTGTTGTACTACTTGAACCGGTGTATATTCCAGTATATCCTCCAGCTACAGTCTCTTCAATACTGCCAACTACCATGTTTTTTATACCGCCACCTCGTACTGTATTGTTTACTCCGTTGCCAACTATGCTGTCCTTTTTACCAACAATATTTTCTGCCTTGTCACCAAGCACTTCATTTTTGTATGCGGCACCAACTTTTAAACGATACTCGCCCTTAACGGTTTGGTTCATATTGCCATTTACTTCAACATTATAGTTGCCGTTCACAGTTAAATTTGCAGAACCGTTTACTGTAATATTTGCATCACCCATAATTGTTACAAAATCTTCTCCACAAATTGTAGTATATCGATTTGAGACAACCATTACAGATAGCTTACCTTCAGCGTCTATAATACGTGATGTTCCAGACTTATGTTTTTCATGTATACGTTCATTGCCTAATGTATCATCAATTTCAAAAATATGCCCCGAGCGAGTCTGCGTCACATTATTGTATGGATACACAGATTGATCTGTGGGAAACGGATGATTAAAGGTGTTGTTTGCCATATTTTATATTTATTTAACAGAGGCGAGTGACTGATTATTAGATTGCGTATTATTTGGATACAATCTAATAGCACATGTAATGTTTGCTGCGGCAAATGTACGCTTTTTTATATATATTCCACCCACTCCAACCCGTGCATCCCTAACGACTGCAGTACTTCCAATTTTATCCGGACCAGTATTTCCTTCTATTATGGTCATTGTTTTTTCTTTTTTGTTTATATCAAAAACAAAATCATCGAGTATTATGCCTATATGACTTTTTCTAAAAATTACTATGTCTCCTCTTTTAAATTCACGCGGATTATCAATTCTAAGCGAATAATTTTTTCCAGTAGTACTTGACCATGTTGGCCAATTGGGACAATATGCTTCTTTTGGACGATATTGTTCTGGAATTATATTTGCTTGCTTTACACACCAACACACATATGCTGCGCAATATGGAGGTGCGCCTTCTTTACCATTACGTATTGTAATATAGTTATATGCATTTGAACCCACTAATGTGGCGCTCCAATATTTTTCTATACCAGGACCTTGATTGTTAATTGTTCCTCGTTCGACTACGCCTAACTCTCCTTTAGCGACTGCTATAAGTTTGCTTATCATAACACTTCTAGAGTCATTTGATAAGTCTTCAAGTTTAACATCCAGTGAAGAAAGGTTTGCCCCATTTGCGATTGGCGAGCCGCTCATGTAGTCTGATTTTAACATATCATTTTGCAACGGGATATTGTTATATGCGCTGCTTGAAGAGAGCGGCACACCATCAGGAAACAAATTTGGCATTGTGATTGGCATAATATATTCTACTCAAACGCAACATATACTTCTTGATCAGTGCTAACACCTATAGTGTTAGCAACACCATTAGAAACATCCCAAACACGCCTTGTACTTGTGTTTGGTCCCCAATCAACGATTCTTACTCCACTTACACTTTTCCCATTTATTGGGTTATAAACAGTCATAGTTTTACTTCTTAAAGATGATTTTGGAGTTTTAGAATAATCCCATCGACCTGCTATATAATATGCATTAGAATTTATTTGTCGTAAATTTTCTCCGGAAATAGCACCAGTTTCGGATACAGTAACAACTTTATCATTAGAACCGCCAAACACTGATACTCGCCCAGCAACATATGCGTTGCCACTTGCATATTTTAATGTTGCAAATTTTTCTATACCATCACCGCCCAATGCGCTTTTAAGTGTTGGATTAAACATACCTAAAACAGGAATACCCTGTACGGAAGTAATGCCATCGCTATTTTGAGTTGTTGTAATAGGAACATCAGTACCGCCAAATGCACCTTTCCATCTCAACACATAGTTAAATCCGCCCTTTTTATCCCGCACCATCACTGATCGATTTTTACCAGTGTTGCCTTCAACCGAAGTATAGCCGCCGGTAATTGAACCACCTTTACTTACCAATCCTATATGATCTTGTGCAGCGTCCCTAATTAAAATATCGCCAGCATACAACACTTTAGGATTAGCAATTTTAATTACATACTTACCACCTTTTCCATTTGGCCATTTTAACCATTCGGCAACTGCATTTGGATTAGCCGGTAAATCTGATGTTGGTATTGCTCCTGTTTGTTTTATACACCATGTTAAAAATGCTGCGCACCAAGCGTCATTAACGCCATATTTACTACGACCTGCGCTATTGCTTGTGCCATTTTCTCCTACTGCTATTCGTACTAAATTATTAATAAAGGCGCTTGTACTTGTACTTGTATTATTCTGTTGAGCAGCTATATCATCTCCATCAAGTGCCGAAGTATTTGCTGCTCCTGCAGAAGGTGAACCTTCTGTGTATTGTGAGGTGTTTGTCGCGCTCGAATAGGCTGCGCCTACTGAAGAACTGCTAGCGTCTGCTGGTATGCTTGTGCCGTTTAATGATTCAACTCCAGGAATACTACCAAGTATTACTGGGTCCTGTTGATCAGCATCTCTAAAAAAGCCAAACACCCAACTACCAGCCATTAGTCCAGTTGGACTTGTGCCAGTACCAGCACTACTAGCACTTGTAAGTGGCATGAGTGGAGTTGCCCATGGTAAATTTTCACTAGGCACGCTATTAACATCATCAAGTTCATGATATTCATAGCACCGAACTTGCACACGTCCTGCATTTAGCGGGTCTGCAATATTTTCTACTATGCCAATAAACCAATGATCAATTTTCATTTTATAGTGTATTTATTACTATAGATCTAGTGGTGGCAATACATCAACTTGCTCACGTTCATATTCTGAAGTGCCCGGTAATGCGGGCAATACATTACCAAATGGATCATCTCCTCCAACTGGACTGCGATTTCCAATATCACTGGCATTTGTAGTATTATTAAGAAACTCATCATATTGAACATCTATGCCAGTAGCAGTTTTTGTAGGTGACGGATTTGTACCAGACGGCCCAATGGCATTTGCATTGGTTGAGCGTGTTGTTGAGCTCACACTATTAGATGATGTGTTTCCGCCGCTAGACACAGAATTTGGTACAATTCCGCCAATACTATTAATTATTACTGGATCCTGCAAGTCAGCATCTCTAAAAAAGCCAAACACCCAACTACCAACACGCAGACCCGTTGCGCTTGTGCCTACTCCCCCAAGACTAGCACTCGTAAGTGGCAGCAGTGGAGTTGCCCATGGTAAATTTTCACTAGGCAATATTATATTGTTTTGTTCATGATATTCAAAACAGCGAATCTGTACACGACCTGCATTTAATGGGTCTGCAATATTTTCTACGACTCCAGTAAACCAATGTTCAATCTTCATGCAAAAGTAATAGGAGGATTTGGTTCTGGATTTTGTATTGGAGGTGTTGGCGAAGGAAATGGACTTTTTGTTGGCGGTAATGGTATCGGAGTTGGAGTACTCTGAGGTTTATTAAACTCATTTAATAATTTATTTGGTGAAGCATTAGTTTGTGGCGCAGGCGTGTTGGTTGCAGGGGCAGTTGAGTCAACATTATTTGATACAACTTCAGATGGAGACGCAGTTGAAGGGACATATGTGCCGCCACTTAAAATCCCAACTCCTCCAAGACGAACTAATTTTAATTTATTTGTATAAATACCATTTGAAAAAACATGGGCAGCAACTGTAATCATAAATGTGCCTGACACCACAGGATCTTCTACATATTCAGTTCTATCTCGTAAAGCCTTTGGTACTTCCAAATCTATTTTTACACCTGGGTTTAGTGTGCTGTCCCCATACACTACAATTTCATGATTTATTTCATTTAATCGGGCAATAAATGCATTCCCCTTTGATATGTTAGGATATAGCGCAGCAGTAACCGAATTACCTTTGCCATCTGGGTTTATTGCAGTATTAATTTGAATGCTTGCAATATTTGCAGAAGATATTTCATGCATTGGCTTAGTTTCTTCTACGCCTTCTCTATTTTTTATTTTATATTTTTGAGGAGTCCAATCTTTAGTTGCTTTAGTTTTAAAATCTACAGTATCATATGCCTTTGATGCATAGTCAGTTAC